GCAGGGATCGTTCGGCGCTGGCGGCTGGCAAGCGCTCTCGCCGGCCTACGATGCGTGGAAGCAAGAGCACTACCCTGGCCGCCCGATTGGCGTGCTCACAGGGGCCCTGCGTAGCGCCATGACCGGCTCAGACGGCTACAGCGCCGAGATCACCCGAGACAGTGCCAGCTACGGCATGAGCGCAGGCTCGGCCGCGACGGCGTACGGAAAGCACTTCGCCGCACGTCGCCCGGTCATCGCATGGAGCGGGGCGCAATCGCGCGAGTTCCAGAAGTTCAGCCAGGTGTGGCTGAATACGGAGCTGGACAAGGTGAAGGGCCACGGGAGCGCGTTCGGCGGCTCCGAGGTGCCCAACGTTCCCGGCGTGTTCGGCGGCCTCTGATGGGCCTCGTGGGCATCGAGGCGGTCATCGACGCCATGATCCTCAAGCTGCAAACGGACATGCCCGCCAAGGTCACCGCGCTGAATACCGAGTACGCCGATGACTACGTGCTCGCCGACATCGCGGACAGCTCCTACTACTGGTGGATGCCCAAGATCGAGCGCGGCGCCGTCAACATCGAATTTCCGGCAATCGTGCTCATCAACCGCCCGGCTGGTCCCGGCGCACAGAACCCGTCGCAGATCGAGATGCACTTCAGCGTCGTGGTCGACGTCTTGGTACGTGGCGAGTCCGGCGCCGACGTGTCGCGCCGCGTCTGGCGTTACAACCGCGCCGTCAAGGAAATCCTCGCACAGCGACACTCGCTGGCTGACGTGACCACGACCTGTACGTACATGGGCGAGGCCCAGCACGAGACAACCGATTCCCGCTCAGGGGACTACCTGCACGACTTCGGCAGCCTCTGGGAAATCATGACCTCGGAGACGACATGAGCGAACCGCGCAAGTTCCGCGCCATTCGGACATTCACCTACCCGGACGGCCCGGCCGAGGCCGCCAAGGCCAAGCGCGGCGACATCGCGAAAGCGCGTCGTCTCGAGGCTGCCATCGGCGACAAACTATCCGAGCCAGCGCCCGAGGTGCTCAAGTCGTGGCTGGCCAACCGCTGTGTAGAGGAGGTGGAGTAGATGGCGACACATGGTCTGCCTGATGTTTCGTGGGTGCTGTTCGACGGAGTTGACGTGACCGGCATCGTGAACGAGGGCAGCGACTCGATCGAGAACGTGACCGAGGACGTCCAGGTCGCGGGCGCGTCGGTGGCTCAAGAGGCATATGTCGGTGTCCAGTCCGGCTCCGTCAACCTGAGCGGGTTCTACGATTCGGTCATCACGGACACGCTCGAGGAGGCAGCCGCGGCGGTGCTCATGTACACGCTCGAGGGCAACACTGCGGGCAAGTACTGCCAATGCATCGAGGAAGCGCTACCCAAGGTCTATGACGTCTCCATGGGAAGCAACTCGTTTCACAAGGCGAAGATCACCTACACGGCGCAGGGTGAGGAGAGCACCATCGACCGCGCCCTCATCGTTGCCCCGCTCGCCACGCGCACCGACGCCAGCGGCAACACGGATGACACGTACGTTGACGGAATCGAGGAGACAACCGGCGGCGCCCGGTTCTACGTCGCGGTTCCCGACTTGACTCTCGGCGGATACACGAACCTCCAGCTCCAGCTCCGCGACAGCGCCGACCACATCACGTTCGCCAACGTCACCGGTGCCGTGGCCACGCTCACCGAAGCTGGCGCCGCCATGATCGAAGTGGACGGCACGATCGCGCGCTACCAATCAATCGGCTGGTCCTACACAGGTGCCGGCGCTGACCAGACCTGCAAGTTCGTTCCGGCCGTGCTCAAGCTCGCGGCCTGAGAAAGAGAGGACTAGATGACCACCTACGGTTCTGACGATGGATCTCTGACCTACGCCACTAAGGACATGTCGGATCACATCACTGAATACCCGTCGCTCAGCATGGAGAACGAGACCGAGGATTCCACCACGCTCGGCTCCGGTCTCTCCACCGAGGCGTACACCGGCCTGACGAAGTACGGTTCGATTCAGGTTGGTGGCCCGCTCGACGACACCGCCACGACTGGCCCGGAAGCCGTGTTTGGCGGTGCTGCCGCTGCTAAGTCCTATGCCGCGCTCGTGCTCGGATTCGGCGGGGCGGTCACCAAGACCTTCAGCCTCGTCGGCGTGCGCAAATATGAGCACACGTGGAAGAAGGGCGCACGCACTGGCTACACCTGCGAGCTCTTTGTCGGCGCTGGCTGCGAAGTTTCCTGATATGACGTTCATTGACGACATCCCGACGCGTAAGCTCGTCGGCCCTCCCGGCGAGCCCGAAGAGTGGTTCGAGGTCCGGCTCCTCTCGTGGCACGAACTCGAAGAGTGCCAAACGGCGGTCGCGAAGCGATCCATTGGGCGCATGCGTGAAATGGGCGGCGAGATTATCACCGCTATGGGCAAGATCGAGCAGGAACGCCCCGAGCTGATCGCCAAAGCGCGCGAAGTCAAAAAGTCGGCTGACGACTACGACCGCGAGACGCTTGTGACCAAGAGCGTCACCGGCTGGAGCTACGAACGGCATTTTCAGCAGAACCTCATTCGCAAGCTCACCGAAGAGACGTTTGCCTGGCTGTTCGGCGAGATCGCGAAGCTGTACGTCGAGGATGATGCCGAGAGAAAAGACGCCTCCGAGGACTCTACGACTATCTAGAGGAGAAGGGACCGTGCCCCGAGGCCTATTTCTGGAGCGAGGTGTGCGAGGCCTTCCAGTGCACACCGCTGGAAGCCTACCAGCAGCCGCTGCCACTCGTCCTGGAGATCCTCGAGGCGCGGTCCTTCGCGCAGACGTACGAGGCCGAGGAAGAGGCCAGCAAGCCCGACGGCGGCAAGCACCCGGAAGGTCGCATGGCTGATTTGCTCATGGAGTTCGCGAAGGAAGACTACGTGAAGATGAAGGAGCTCAAGTCGCGTGAATGAGCAGATGCTCAGATTCGTGGTGCAGGCACGTGACGAGGCCTCGGCGACGCTGGACAAGATCGGCGGCTCGACGGGCGGCCTCAGCAAGGCCTTCGGCGCGCTGAAGGCCGCAGCGGTTGGCGCTGCTGTCGCCGGTCTCGCCATCTTCATCAAGGGCGCGGGCGAACTCGAGGACGCTTACAACACGATTCGCGTCGGCACCGGCGCGACCGGTAAGGCGCTGGACGGGCTCAAGGGTGATTTTCAAGAAGTCGTCAAGGGTGTACCGGCGAGTTTCTCCGACGCGGGAACGGCCGTCGCTGACCTGAATACACGCCTCGGCCTGACCGGGAAGCCGCTGCAGGAAGCCAGCACGCAGTTCCTCAACCTCTCGCGCATTACCGGGACCAGCGTCGCCACGAACATCAAGACGGCGACGAGAGTCTTCGGCGATTGGGGCATTGAGGCCGCCGATCAGGCGGGCACCATGGATGCGCTGTTCCGTGCATCGCAGGCGTCCGGCGCGAGCTTTGACCAGCTCTCTCAGTCCGTCGTCCAGTTCGGCGCGCCGATGCGCAACCTCGGATTCAGCCTCGAAGAATCAACAGCGATGTTCGCCGCTTTCGAGAAGACCGGCGTCAACACGAATACCGTCATGGCCGGTCTCAAGATCGGTGTGGGCACATTGGCGAAGGCCGGCGAAGACGTGCCCACGACGTTCAGGCGCATCGTCGACCAGATCGAGAAGGTCGGTCCCGGTACAAAAGCGACCGGATTGGCGATCAAGCTCTTCGGCCAGCGCGCCGGGCCGGACCTCGCCGACGCCATCGCGGGCGGGAAGTTCAACGTTGACGAGATGATGAAGTCGATCAGCGGCGGCGGCGACACGATCAACAAGGCCGCCAAAGATACCGAGACGTGGAAAGACAAGCTCGTGATGTTCAAGAACGACGCGCTCATGGCGGTCGAGCCGCTCATGGTCGCGTTCACTGACGCGCTCGGCTTCATCGCCGGTCACATGGGCTACATTGTTCCCGTGCTCGCAGGCCTCACGGCGGGACTTGTCGTCTACAAAGTCGTGACGGGGTATGTCGCGCTCACGACGGCACTTGCAGCGGCGAACACGACCGCTCTTGGAGCGGCGATTACCTTCGCGACTGCTCCGCTGACGCTCATCGTCGTGGCTATCATGCTGGTCGTCGCAGGCCTCGTCCTGCTGTACGAAAAGAACGAGACCTTTCGCGACTTCGTGCAGGCAGCCTGGACGGTCATCAAGGACGTCTTCACCGCCGTCGTTGGCTGGATCGTCGAGAAGCTCAAGGAGTTTGGCGCGTGGGTGCAAGACGTGTGGACCCGGAACGAGGAGACGCGGGACAAGATCAGTGCGGCGTGGGCCGTCATCTGGGAGGCAATTAGCACGGCAGCAGGCTGGATCAAGGGCAAGATCAGCGAGTTCATCAGCAAGCTGGGCGACCTTTGGACCAAGAGCGAGGGCCTTCGCGATGCCATCAGCGCAGCCTGGGACTTCATCTACACCTATGGCATCAAGGCAAATATCACGCTCATCATCCTCGCCGTGCAGCTCGGCATTGACGCATTTCAGAAGGTTTGGGAGGCCGGGCAGAAGGTCCGTGACAAGCTCAAGGACGCATGGGACAACGCGAAGTCTGACGCCGCGACAGTGTGGGGCAAGATTGCCGACGTGATCGGTGACGCCAAGGACAAGATCGTCGGCTACGTGAACAAGATCATCAGCGCCGTTAACTGGGTCATCGGCAAGCTCAACGACCTCGCTGACACGAACATCGGCACGATCAAGAGCTTCAGCGGCGGCGTCAGCAGCAACGGAGGCACCGGCGGCACGACGGGCGCAAGCTCACTCCCCACCAGCGGCGTCGGTCTCATGGACAACGGCGGCACCGGCGACCTCGTGCCAGGTCAGGGCGGCATGGGCGACGGCAGCGGGGCGAGCTGGGGCGGCATCACCGATTGGGTCAGGGATCTGTGGGACAAGTACGGCATCGGCGACCGGCTGCCGTCTCCTACCGGCGGTCTCTTCGGCAACGCCACCGGCGCGCTGTACGGGCTCGCCAAGGACGCCATTCTCGGCCTGCTCAAGAAGCACGGCGGCGGTCCCGGACAGGCGATCATCGACTGGGCCAAGCAGCAACTCGGCAAGCCATATTTGTGGGGCGCGACCGGGCCGGACGCCTACGACTGCTCCGGGCTCATTTACCGCGGTTACCTCGCCAATGGGCAGAGCATCCCGCGCACTGGGATGTGGATGGCCGGACGACAAGTGAGTGCAGGCGATGCGCGACCGGCTGACGTCGGATTCTTCTACCCAAACAACAGCCAGGGCGTCAAGTATGGCCACGTCAAAATGTACGCTGGCAATAATCAGACCATTGAGAGTGGCAGCGGTGGCGTGCACATGAGTTCCGGCATTCTCCCGGGCGCATCGGAGATCCGGACCTATCTCGCCAAGGGCGGATACGTCAGCGGCCCGCTCAGCGGGTACCCCGTCATGCTGCACGGCCGCGAGGTGGTGCACCCGCTCAACACGGCGACCGAGCGTAGCGCCGCGGGGTTCGGGGCGGGGAACGTCACTGTTGAGCGGGGGGCTGTGACCGTAACGATCACCGGCGCAGATGACAGTGTCAGCATTGGCCGCGTCGAGCGTGCTGTGGACACCGCCCTCGAGCGTCTCGCCCGCGAGATTCAGGCGCGCTAGGAGACCCGATGCCCATATACACTCTCGCCC